TCCTATCATTTTTAGAATCTTTTCGTATAGAGTCTGGTCGTCTAGTTTTGGCGGTCGTCTTACAATTAACAAGTTGTTAATAAGTGATTCATCTAAATCCAAAATCACTGGTGATAATGGTTTACTTTCGGGCGTATCAACTTGTGTTGCCTGAAATGCTTGATTCATTACAACAAACCCAGCGTCAGATTCTACACTAATTTCACCAACAAAACAATTACCACTTGTGTCGCAACTTGGTAATAATATAATTGTTGATGAACCTATCTCATCAACTGTCATTGCAAAATCTGTACCTCTAACTGATACAGTAGCAGTTGGTGTCTTTATACTTATATTCTGTGCTGAGTTCTTTGCAATTTGACCACTTGCATATCGAACTGTACCTAAAGATGCTTTTAAAGATAATTTACCTGTTTTTGCGTTTGGGTCATAAACAAATTCATCTATAATTAATTTAGAATGAGAAGTAACATCAACTCTTGTATCGTCTAAAAACTCAATAGCAAGTTTTCCTTTGCCTGTTTTAACTGTATCATAAGAAAAAACATCTAGGTCTTGTTCTACTTCAATTTCTGTTTTATCTTCTCTTTGAATAACTGAATTACCCTCTTTCAGTACTACATCACCTATACTTGATGCATAGAGCGTAGTACTGAATAAGATTAGGAAAATACCTAAAACGACTGTTTTAGTCTCTTTGAATAATATCGATATTTGCATTGTCACCACTTGTTGTTAAGTTAATCATATTATCATATACACCTGATTGTGTAATATCGACATCTGCTATCGAACCTGTATGTGAATGAATTAATGTGTGACCTACAGAATCACCATCGCCGTCTATATCAATTAAGTAATTGTTAGTGTCGCCATTTACTGTAATAGTTAAAATAGCACTTACACCATCAACTGTTGCCGCTATGGTATTACTATCTGAGCCTGAAGCACCTGTAATATTTACAGTTGAACCTGCGGCTGAAGATGTTTCACCTATGTCTAGGTCTATATCATTTGATGAACCTGTCATGGTTATGTTAGCAGTTACGTTTCCACATGAACTGTTATTATTACCACTATCACAATTTAGGTCTACATCGTTTGAGTTACCAGTCAAGTTTATAACACCTGTATAAGTGGCACCATTAATTTGATATTTGATAACATTACTATCACCGACTTGGTCAATATTCAAACTAGTGGTAGCACCAGAAGATGCAGAAGCAGTTGTACTATTACCTATCGTGTTATTTTGTCCGTCTTGTAAAACATCAAAGGTTAATGATGCACCCGACTGTGTTACATAAATGTCGTTTGCGTTAACCGGAATTATTAAAAACATAACAAACATGACGAAACCTATTATTTTTACCATGTCTTTCCCTCGTTTGAACTATGTTGTTCGTTATTATTTATGTATTGGATGGTCTTCATCGGTCGATTCTATGGACTTTTCGATGACTTCTACCTGTTGATTTTCCACATTATTGGTGTTTTTATCAACTTTATTTTCGTTTTCTTTTGGTATTTCTATTAATTCATTCTTAAATTTCCAAAATTCTTCTTTTTCACCATCCATTATAATATTTAAAACTGCATATTCGATTGCAGTTCGAATTGCATAATTTACAGGTTCATTTACTGCGACACCTGTTTCAACTTCTAATGCCTTAGTTCCCATATCTAAAAACTTAAAAACATCACCACCTTCACTATGGCTTGCAATTGTTTTAGTTACATTTGTTGTAAGTAATATCTCACCAGTTTGTACTGATATAAGTCTCATGGCAACTGTTACTTGGTCAACTCTATAAGCATCATTTATACCGATACCAAAGTATCTTGCACCAAAACCACCAGAGTTAGTATTACTGTCGTATCCTACAATTCCACCTTCAACTATTAAACCTGCAAAGAGAAGTGGTTTAAGTATATTTTCTATTTCTTGTTCACCATCATATAAATCTCTTGTTGAACGAATAAGTTGTCTTTCTTTAACAAGATTGTCTAAATTTTTTCTTTCGATAACTTGAAACCAATCACCACCAGATACACTTTTTAATGCATTAATAACAAAGACATCAGCACCTTGTGTTACTGCTGTCGATAATTGAGAAAACTTTGTACTTGGTTTTCTTTGTCCTGACTGGTCTGTAAAATCATAAACTGCAATAGTAATTACTGGTTGATTATCTAAATCAGGTATATCATGCAACAAGTCTATTGTTGGTGTACCTTCAACATAAGGCATAGAACCTTTGTATGTTGATTTATTTCCTTGAGAAGTTTGACAACCACTTAATAACAAGGTCAATGTAATCAACACTATCACCCCAATGTATGACTGAATATTTGATTTCATCTTTAGTCTCTCCTTGCGTCTTCTTTACCATCTGCCCTACTTATTCTCTCTTCATCTTGTCTCAAATTCAATGCATCTGATATTTGAATATCTAATTTAATCATATCATTATTCATGTTTTTTACTCTATTGTCTAACGCCATAATAATTCCATGCATTCCTGATACTTGACCTATAACAGATTCAAGTATATATTTTAAAATCAAGAATATAAAATATCCCATAACAACTGCGGCTGCTACAGGTAATCCAAATTCAGCAAGTATAGTAAAAAATATATTGTCCATTATCTATTTTAAAATACAAAATCCCCTATCGGTACTGTTATAACAGTAATCGTACCATCATCATCAGTTACAGTCAATGTTATAATATCGGTAGTTGTATCTTTAACCCAAGCAATTGTAGCACCCTCTATATCCGAAGTACCACTAGTTGGACATGTTGTTGTACTACTATCACAACTTGTTCCAAACATATTATCTACTAATTGTTTTGATAAGTTTGCGTAGATTCTTGATTCGACATTTGCAATAAACTTATTGACAGTTTTATTTTTTTCTGCTCTTTCTGCAGCTGAGGCTGCTGATTTTGCCTCATCTTTCTTTTTTTGCCTTCTTTGTTCTTGTAATTGGTCAACAGATAGTACATGAGAAGAGTAACCATCTCCACTAAATGCAGGGTTACCAAATTCAAAATACATTTCACTTGCATAGACAGGTTTTACTAACCATGCTATGAATACGATTATTAGGATAAAAAGACCGGGTAAATATTTTTCTTTATTGTTCATATTAGTATTTATTCTTTATCTTTCTTTGATTTCTCTATTTCTCTTAAAGTTAAAACTGTATTCAATTTAGAACGCAATCTAATTAAATCATTATCTAACATACGAATTCTATCAATTAAAGCAATAAGAACTGTACTCATCTCTGATAATTTAACTTTAACTTGAGTTGTTATATATGTATAAATGAAGTATATGAAGTAACCCATACCGATTGCGGCTAGGGTTGCAAAACCATATTGATTCAATACTTCAACAATATCCATATTATGCTTGAATTTTTTTCTTTAGATACAGATATAATGCATAACAAGTAAATAGATAAATTGTTGCTACACCTACATCTACAATATGTTCTCTCATATGATAGATAAATTCTATACCTGCTTGTACATCACCTTGACTAGCATTTTCAGTTATGTTTATTGTCTTGCCTTCAAAACCGTCAAATGCTCCATTTTCAATAACAATATCACATTCAATACAGTCTTCTTCAAGACCAATAGGGGGCGTTGCTATTGTTTGATTTATCTCTGTCATTTTTAACTCCTATACGATAAGAGTATCTGCTTTAAATATTTCTGCATGTTGGGTTTCAATAAAAGCCCCACGATAAGCAGTAAGATGCTCTGTATCTTTTGCCCACTTTGTTGGTACATTTTTGTAACATAAAATGGAATTTTTCTTTTGCTCTATGTATTTAGTAATATCTACGAAGACATTTGCCTCAAAACTAGTGTACTTTTGACAATAAGGATATGCATTCATATACCATACATTTAAAGGTTGTTTTCGTCTTAAACTGTTTCCTAAGTCATGACAGAATCTATGGTCTTGATGCCAATCTTCTTTCCAATGCGTTATGAGTAAGTCATAAGATGATATATTAATTAATGCCTCAATTTCTGCGACAACTTCTCTTGTTATTGATTCATCTCTATGTTCAAGATATAGTGGATTAAAACCAAGCACTTTTGCAGAATCAAGTACATGTTTTTTATGAGGTACATTTGAACAAACAATTAAGTTTGTTACTTCAACACCTTCATCAACAAATCTTGCAACTGTTCCACCACACGCCAGTTCTAAATCATCTGGGTGTGCAGTTAATACTAAAACTTTTTTCAATGGGTATCCTTTCTAGAATGTGTCCAAATTGCTTTATCATACCAATCTAGATACTTGTCGCCTGTGTAATCTTCAAATGCATAGATATATCTTTCGGGGTATTCGGGTGATTCTTTGAAACACCAATGTGCAGGTTGTAATAAAAGTTCAGCATGTTTAACCATATCCCAAACAAAGTTTTGTTCACCCAAATCTTTTCTCTCTACAAATCCATTTTCATAGTAGTACTTTTGATAATACTCATAGTGTATTTTAAATATTTGTGCAACATGTTTAAAATCATGAGATTTAAACTTATAGTAGTTACCACTAATAGGACAATCTTTCATCTTATCTTTTGCCCACCATCTTGGCATACTTGCAAATTGACCTTCTTTAATAGGAAAGTTGATAACACAACTAGGGTCATCATGCCAGAACATATCAATATCTACTACGATGGTTTCATCGTGTTTATCTGCATTTAACATCTCTGGGTCAAAGAAATAAGATTTAACCCAATGATTATGTCTTTTGATTTCTTCTTCTTTTAAATAATGATTAACAATTTGAACATCATTTGAAAAATCAACCATTGGTGTATCTGATAATAAGTGAAACTTTACATTTTCAACATTGTTATTTACAGGTTCTATTAAGTCCTTAACTAGTTTACTAGTTTGATGGCCTTTTAGTTCTTCGCCATATTTTACCATACAAAAGTGTATCACAACTTATCATGCAATCTTACAAAATAATCTGCATCTACTAAGACTAGGGGTTTAGTATTATTTCTTTTTAATACTACGATAGGTTCATACTTACCAGAGTTCTCTTTGGCCTGGTCATAAGACTTCCAAATATTAAGTGCCTCTTGATTTTTGCATTCTATAGAATAAGGAAACTTTTCCCTAGCCGCACGGGCCATGATGAGGTCTTCCCCACCTGCGCCCATACTTCTAGATTCTATATCTTCTTCATGTATATTAAGCTTTTCAATCAGTAAATCACGAAACCATTGTTGTAATCTACGACCCTTTGCTTTGGCCGATTGTGTTTTCATTCATCTTCATCCTCATATGCTGTTAATTCTTCATCAAAATCATGTTGAGTACCGCAAAATGGGCAGTACTCAATTATGTAGTAGTTTGAATCTAAAGTGTGTTTAATATCATATGTTGCTTCGCAGTCTTCACATAAGATATTTTTTTTCATTAGAATAAACTTTCTTGTACAAATTTATCATGGTTATGTTCTTCTATTGTACATGTACCTTCATCTGCGTCACAATTAACTTTAGAGTTTGGGTCTTCATAAGCAACACCCCAATCACCAGTTAATCCAGCGACTTCATACTCGGTCACTCTATTTTCAAAGAAGTTCGTATGGTCTGCGGCATTTAAAATCCACTCTAACCATGGTATCGGATTTTCTTTGACTTTAAAGTTTGTCTTTAATCCAAGTTGTAGTAATCGTCTGTCTGCGATATATCTTATATATGTCTTAACATCTTCTTTAGGTAGACCTTCTGGTTCACCCATTTTGTATGCTAATTCAATAAACGCATCCTCAAGTTCAACAACTTTTCTTGACATCTCATAGATTTCTTTCTTTAATTCATTGTCAACTAAAGAAGCATTTTCAGCACAGAATGCTCTGAATAAATGTGCAATACCTTCAACGTGCATTGATTCATCTCTTACTGACCACTCAACAATCTTACCAGAACCTTTCATCTTACCGAATCTTTGAAAGTTTAGTAACATAACAAACGATGCAAATAATGAGATACCTTCGTTCATAACTGATTTAGCAAGTGCAAGTGCCATTCCTCTTTTTGTATTTACATTAGAATCCATCATAAAATCTACTTTGTCAGCCATCTCTTGATACTCTAGGAATGCGTGAAACTCTTCGTCTGGTAAACCAAGTGTTTCATTTAATAATGCATATGCTCTTTGATGTATTCCTTCTCTTGATGCAAAAGAACCTAACATGTTTCTTATTTCATTGTTTTTAAACTTTGGTAAGAACTGGTCATAATAGTTTTGTCCAACAGCAACATCTGATTGTGTGAAAAGTCTAAGAACATGTGTTACAAATTCTTTTTCAATATCAGTCATCTTGCCGCCTTTCCAATCTGTTACATCTTCGGATAGGTCAACCTCATCTTCAATCCAATGAACTTTTTCATGTTTTTGAACAAAGTCAACTGCCCAAGGATAATGGAAAGGTTTGTATGTTTCGTTAAACTTGTAAAGTCCACCACCTCTTTTTTTAAGAATCTTTTCTGAACTTTCAAGCAATTGTGCATAACCACCAATTCTTTCACCATTCACAAAAATTTGTGGAACAGACATAATACTACTTGCCTTGTTTCCTATCTTTTCCTCTACATTATTAACTCTTTGGAAAAATTCTAACTTTTCTTCTTCATTGATTAACGAGTGTTCAGTAAACTCAATTCCGTGTTCATTAAACCAATTCTTTGCGTTTAGACAATAACCGCAAGTTGGCGTTGAATATATTTGTACATCCATTTCTTATTTCTCCTTTATGTTTATGCTTGACAAGCCAGACATTCTTCTTCGTCTTTTTTGATGTCTGAAAAATCACTTAATTTATCTAACTTCACTTTCGAAGCAATATTTTCTGCTCGATGTGAAACTTCCGTTCTTAAATAGTAAAGTCCTTTACAACCACTTTCCCATGCTCTCATGTGTGCTGACTGTACATACTTCTTCGATGCTCCTGCTGGAAAAAACAAATTTAATGATTGACCTTGGTCTAAGTAAGCTTGTCTTTGTCCACCAAGTTCAACCAATCTCATTTGGTCTAACTCAACAGCAGTTTTGAATACTTCTTTAGTTTCGTCATCTAAAAAATCAAGATGATGTACAGAACCTGCATTGGTAACAATACCTGTCCAAACTTCAGCGTTATTCATTTTGTGTTTTTCAAGTATCTGTTCAAGATACTTATTTTTCATTAAATGCGAACCTGCTCTAGTTCTATGTGTATATGCATTTGCTTTATTAGGTTCAATAGATGGTGATGTTCCTACTATCATTGAACTATTAGCATTAGGTGCAATTGCAAGACAATGAGCATTTCGTCTTCCGGTGCCTTCCATATCTGGTGCAACACCCTTTTCTTTTCCTAAGAGTACAGTTTGTTCGTCTGCTTCTTTTCTTATCCAAGAAAATATTTCTTTATTAATATGTCCTGATTTTTCAAATGGTATCATATGTTTTTGTAAATAGGAATGATAGCCCATAGCACCAAGTCCAAGACTTCTTTCTTGTGTTGCAGAAAATTTTGCTCTTGATAAATCATCTGGTGCATTATCTATAAAGAATTGTAATACATTATCTAAAAATGTAATAAGGTCTTTTACAATATTTGAATCTTTATAATCATCGTACTTTTCTAAGTTAAGAGATGATAAACAACAAACTGCTGTTCTATCTTCACTAGTAGGTAAATGAATTTCGTTGCATAGATTTGAACCATGAATCTTTAGTCCTTTATCTTTTAGTGCCTTTGGCATTTTATCATTTGCAGTATCAATGAAGTTGACATAAGGTTCGCCTGTTCTAAATCTTGTTTCTAAAATTTGTTCCCATAACTTTCTTGCCTTAACAACTTCTCTAACAGTACCATCATGTGGGTCAATAAGTTCCCAATCTAAACCTTGTTTAACTGCATCCATAAATTTATTTGTAACATTAACTGCATTATGTAAGTTTAGACACTTACGACCAATGTCACCAGTTGGAATACGAATTGTTAAGAACTCTGCAATGTCTGGGTGTGATACATCTAAGTAAGCCGCATAACTTCCTTTTCTAGTTCTACCTTGACGATACGCTAGCATATCTGCATCTACTGTATGCATAAATGGTAATGGGCCTGGTGCAACATCTGATACAGAACGAACACCTGACCAATGTCCACCAACTCCACCACCTTTAACAGACAACCATCTAAGTTCTGATGTGTGAGAAATTAATCCTTCTAATGTATCTGGTACATAAGTTAAAAAACAAGAAATGGGTAATGCCTTTGGTTTTTTGTTTGGAAGAGGTGCATTTGATAAAACTGGCGATGCAAACATAAACCAACCTTTGGATGCGTAATCGTAAATTCTTTGTGCAAGTTCTCTGTCACCATAACAGTAGGCGTTTGATGCTCTTGCTAGTGCGTATTGTGGAGAAGGTTCATCATCTAAACAATAATAATCTTTTAAAAGTTTCTGTGCTTGGTCTGAAAAGTTTTGGTCTCTGTCGGTGTCGATTTTGATGTTACAATATTGTTTTTTCATTTTTCCCTCTTCTGTGCGATGTCAACGCTTGTATATATAAGATTCCTTTTTTATACTCATCATCGTTAGTTTCTTTCAATAATTCATTTCGTATCAAGTCATTAGGTATATAAATCATGTCTTCTTTGTTCGGTAAATTCTTTATCGATAAAGATGCTGGACTATATACAGGTTCATAATTAACTCTAAAATCTTTATAGTATTCTTCTATTTCTTTCAAGTCAAATGCATTTAGTACACTCACAGTACAATTAATCATCATAACATTGTCTTTCATAATCTCTAAGTTTTTTTCAAACTCTTTTACATCTATGGGATATCTAATAAATTCAAGTTTATCACCAAAGTGGTCACAAGAAACAATAAGTTTTAGTTTCTTAAATTTTCTATCAAGTTCTTTTAATGACCATTTTTTATATTCTATTTGTGTCAAGTTAGAACATATTTCTATTTCAATCTTTTGTGCATCGTGCCAGACTATCTTATCTAAGAACTGCCACATTCTATCTAGTAAAACAGGCTCTCCACCAAATATTTTAATCTTTTTTACTTTGTCAAGATTGTCTAAAATATTTTGATTAAATGTATCAACCTCTGTTGATGATACATTTGTCACCCATTCTCTTTCAAATTCTGCAAGACCTAAATCATTCCATGTATCTACTAAGTTTGCAGCTTTTAATTCTTGTCTTCTTGTCGATGAATCATAAGGACGACACATATAACATCCAAGATTACAACGACTACCAAAATTTTTTAACTTTGTAATAACATTGTTAACTTCTATATTATTTTCTGTGATATTATTAAAATGAGTTCTATGACTAGAACCTGTTCGTTTTTCACTTTCATAACATCCTTCACAACCTTGTATCTTTTTACCTGATAACATATCATTACGAATTTCTTCCATTGCATCTGATAAAAAATAATCAAATGGTAGTGTGTTTGTTGTATTCATGTAAGATATTGTTTTATTAATATCTGCATGACAACACAATCTATAACGATTTGCATTATCAGAATAAATTTCATCAAAGGCCTTTACACAATAAGTCAAACTTTTTTCCATTGCAATAATTTAGTTTTTGCCAATAAACCATTAAAGGTATTTTGAGCAATAATATCCTTAATATCTCTTTCAGTTTTTCCTGAAAGAATCATTTCGTTTATATCTTTTTCTTTTACATACTCTGGCCAAATAACAACATCAAATTTTTCATCAATGTAATTTGTAATCTGATTAACAACTTCTACATTACGAGGTTCATTGTCTGGTATTAGTACAACATTGTCTCTGTAAACTCTTAGGTCAGATTGAGCAGTCGCAATACAATTATCAACAAAAAGGCTATCAATAGGGCCTTCCACAACACAAACTTTTCTATTCCAATCTGCTCTATCAGCTCCAAATATTTTTTCTTGATTTTCGTCCAATTTGATTGTGATGTATTTAGGATTTTCATTTCCGAATGCCCTTCCTTGCAAAGCAAATAATTGATTTTTTTCATTAAAAAATGGTATCACTAATCTAGGATGGTCACCAACTAAACTAGGATACTTATTATCACTAATTGTATTTACAAACTTATAAAACTGTGGGGCAAAATATAAAAGATAATGTTTATCAGACGGTATCTTTCTATCTTCAATAAATTTTTTGACAGGATGTTCAGGGTTTAGTTGTGAAACTTTTTTCAAACTGCGTAATCTAGAATTAGATTCCATTAACAGTTTCCTCACATTTGTGGATAACTTTTCTTCATCAATTCTTTCACCTCTGGCAATATCTTTTGGTATCTCTGCACGATAGGCCTCTGTACAAAATTCACTATATAACTTCTCATCTACATGTTTAATAAGTTTAGGAAGATTTGTACCCACACCACAATTATGACATTTGTAAATAAGAGTTTTAGTCTTTTCAAAGACATAACCTCTT